GGGTTCTGCAGCCATCTCTACAACGTACGCAGGATGCGGACGGTAGAGCTCTGCACCGAGCAGCTTCGGAAAATCATTGTCGACGAACAAAGCGCCAACCTCCGAAAAACTACTCCTTTATTTTAAGCTGTTTAAAGACAGATGGTATATTGTTTGTCGCATTAATAGCGTTAAAGATTTTTCTGGTTACTGCTATTTACAGAGGAACTAAACCTATGAGGCAACGCCCTAATTCCTTCTCCTGTAATTCCGTAAATAGAACCTAAATTAAACGCATATTTTGAAGATTTGCCGCGATAAATGTAACGGGTGGGAGCTCCCATTAAGCCAGGGACGCGAGCATATATAGTTTCAGTCAGTGCCTCACAGTACATAGGAGGGTTGTACCTCCACTCTGCTCGTGTTACCTCAGCAGTCCCAGCAGCAGCCGAAGTAGTCAGTAACCCACCCATTTGACGTTGATGAGTTACACCTCCTCCAGTAGTTCCTTCTTCTGACGTATTACTTGCTGGTGTGTTGTACGGGTCATAGGATTGACTTGAGGGAGCATCCCCGAAGTAGTACGTATATGCTCCTGTATCCCGTACACCAAATGGAGGATTGTAAGTCGTTGAAACTTTCGCGTTAGCAATTGTTTGCGTGGTGTAACCCCTAAATCCGTTATAAACGCTTAACTGACCGCTCGGAGCATAATACGCAATATTGTTATCGTTCCAATAACCGGATACAGCCACGGGGGCTGCTCTCCAAGTATCTACGATATAAGCGCCTGAATTAGGAGGACCAATAACAGGTCGACCATAATCAGCGCCAAAGTCATTAACTCCAAACCAAGAAACTTGATTACCTAAAGAATCTATATATCCGCTTGAGACAACTAGATATTTCTGAGCTAAAGCTAGATCATCTCCGATTCGATTAGGTCCAGACTGCTGTTGATGCGGCCCGGTGTCGTATTTATAGTTAACTAGTGAAATGTAACCCACTTAAAATCAGCAAGGGTTACTCTAATTATACCTAAGCAGATTCAACAGTAGAAGTCTGAGTTTTAGCATCGACTGTAACGATGTCCAACGCAATCTTTTCCATATCAGCTTTGTACTCCTGTTTAACTGAGGTTAATTCAGCTTTTAGTTCTTTTAACTGAGCCACAAGCTCGGAATTATCCGAAGACTGTTTTTGACGTGAGTGCCCGATATGCTGAACCATGATTAAACTCCTTTGCTCTTAGTGTAATGCTGTGTTTTATTTTTAGCTCTAATATGACCAAAAGAAACATCCCTCAGTGCCTCTTTATACTTCTTAATCTTATCTTCATAAGTTAATCCTCTTTTAGCCACGTTGAACGCGAATTACGAGATTAATAAGCAATAAAAAACCCTCGTTTCCGAGGGAATTTTACTCTGTACGTACAGATTAAGCAGCGTCTAAGAAGAGAAGCTTCTGACGGAATGCGTCAGGGCTCATCTGACTCAAATAGCGCCATGCTTGCTCAGGATTCTGGTTCATTGTCTGTGAGAATCCATTCCACTGAGTGTCAGGATCGTGCCTTACAGCACCATTAGCTGCTGGTACAGCAGGCATGTCATAACGAGGCTGATAAGCAGCAGGCTGCTGAGCAGGATAACCAGAGTTATCTGCATCTACTGGATACACTTCGGTGAAGAACCGATTGGTGTAGTCAGCTAGCTGATCAGGATCTGTGAGGATGTGCTCCATCGCAGCACCACGTTGGGTGTATGCGTTCATGCGCTCATTTTGCGCAATCAGAGCATCTTCGAGAGTTACAGAATACTGATTAAGTATGCCTGGAGCTTCGATTCCAAAATGGTTAACGACTTGAGCGGTTGCGTCGCTTAGTTGGGGCGCTTGGCTGCGGGCCGTAGAAACCTGAGAGGAAGGTTGGGTCGTAGAGACGTTGTTGGAGTAAGTCGGCGCTGCCGTAGGCGCTTGGTACGCCCACGGTTGGGCCTGTGAAGGCTGACTGTACTGCTGAGTAGCCTGCTGCGTCGTCGCGTATTGAGGAGACTGTGCTGTTTGGCTGGGGAAGGGCGACATCCTCGAAACTACCCGCTCCAGGCTGCCCATTGCTGCTTCCCACGGATTGTTCGGGGAGTAAGCGGATGGCGACTGGTTGTACGGGTTGTTGATAGAAGGGGCCGAACCCAGTGTTGCCTGCGACGGCGCTTGGGCTGTAGTTACCGAAGCTACCGCCGGGGTATTGGTTTGCGCCACCCATTGCGGGTAAGCGGTTGAGCCCTGGTCCGCCACGGGAGCTGCCGATGGGGCTGCTACCGCTTGGGCCACCGGGCTCGGGATCGAAGCTTGGATCTGCTGGCTCATAGCTACCCGAATAGGTTAGTTCTTGTGCGAGGTGGTCGAACGTCCTGTACAACAGGGGAGTTAGATTTAATCTTGGATCTGCCCCTAAAGGCTGATCTGGCGCGAGAGGATGTGGCGTTTGCAACATCTGTGATAATAATACTAGAAATTGTTGCATCGCGCTTTGAGTTTGTTGAATCATCCTAAAAGGAAACCCTTTTAGCATCTCTTCTCTCTCTGAATCTGTCTTATCCGGGAATAAATAACGTAGTGCTTCTACGCTATCCACCCCGAGTTCTTGAAGATTTCGAACAACAATCGACTTTTGATTTATGTCGTAAGCCGTATCTTCGTAAACATCACCTTGGAATCGGTAAGTTACTTCTCGCTCTCCATCTGGAGGTAGACCAAATACTCCACGTGGAACAGTTCCCGTCGTAAGAGCTTCTTTAATCTTATCCTTTAATTTCGCCTCGAACTTTTGATGTTCGTACTCAGCACGTGCTACTTCTTCGTTAGTTGTATCTTTTGCAGGGTCAGGTTTCTTAAGTTTTGTAACAGCAGCAAAACTGTCTTTAAACGTTTCTTCTTGATGGTAAATAATCATTTCTAACAGTTTACAAAAGCCGTAAACTAAGAAACTTTTATTTTTACGTAACGCCGTGGCTTGTGCACGACCCATCAACCCTTTAATTTCTGTTGCTGTTGCACCGGCAGAAACTGAGATTTCGTCAACACCGCCCAACGCAGTACGAATTTCCTCTCTCAGTAAAAGTGCATACCTATTCATGTCCCCGTTAACGGGGTCCGGTGTCATGTAACCAACACGATCAGATGGTTCAACGTTGGCAATGATCCGAGGAACACGAAGTCCTCCGAGCATTCCACTCGAACCAAAAGGCTCGCTTACCCGAGTCGAGGGGCTGTCTCTACCACCAAAACCACTTTGACTACTAATAGTTGGTCGGAAACTACGATCTGAATCGCTTGCCTCCACAAGATCGCTACGTGGACGTGAACTGATCAGTGTGGGGTTACCGAAGAACTCAATGTTTTTCGCAATGTTAGTTATCAGTGTGTCGTGAAGAACAATTTGTTCCATAAAAGGATCAAACTCACCTTCACCAGAAGTACCACTACTGTCTGGTTTATTAAGAACTTCGACAGCGGGTATAAAACCGAGGTTGTTTTCTCTTGTTTTTTGAGGGGAAATAAGACCGCCTGGTTCGAGATCAAAACTCAACTCCGTATTAGATTCAACTTCCGAGATCTTTTCGTCAGTAATCGAGATACGAACGTATCTCTCGTTGAGTCCAGACGTCTCAGAAGGCAAACCTAGATTTGGACTTCTAATTTTATATTTGTAAATAATTACAACTTCGTCAAGGTTCCCGTTTACGTCGTGGTAAACCCGGTACTGATCTTTGGGGAAGAAATATATCTGATACTTTAGTTTTGGATCCGGGCGGAAATAGAACAGCCCACAGCCGTCAAGTAGAAAATTACGAATTATGGAAGGGAATCGGATATCGATTTTATTTAGAGAGATGAGTCCCTCTAAAAATCGAGATCTAGATTTATATGTATCCTGATCACAATAGAAAGCAAGCCCCTTCTTAATCATCAGCAGTGTCATCTGCTGTAAGTGACTAAGAACGACTAAGGTAGTCGCCTGCTTAGATCTATCTTGCGTACGTGAAGCTTCAAGGATTTCTTGAAAACGTTGACGGACTCCGAGCTGATCGGCCATTCTGCTAACAAGACAACAAGATTAAATTACAAACTTCAATTTTTTTTGCGCATTTCCTTAGCTTTTTTGGCTTTCCGCAAAGCTTCTTTTTTCATCATTTCTTTCTCTTCCTTGCCTTTCGGCTCGTCTTTGTTTTCGTTCTTACTCTCAAAGTGTTCGCGTAACTGTGCGGGCATCCGGTTAGCCATTGGGAAGCAGGTAATTTCTAACTCTATCTAGTTTAAACAACTCTGGAGGTAATAGTTCATGTGGGTACGCTTGTAAAATGTGATCCGTTCGACCTAACGGATCCGTACTTCCGGCTTCAGCTTTGTAAGAATCCATAAAATCTAACATTTCCTGACTATACGCGGGTGCATGTGCGTTAGGTATATCGTCATAACAGTGTGAGAAGGACGTGAGTTTTCGTTTCATACGTTCTGCGTCACCCATCCAAGAGAAGTGCCACCCGGCATCACAATCCCCGACGAGCATTCCGTTATCTTTCATGCGTATTTGTGAAGGTGTCTCCTCTAGGTGATCAAATAAAACTACAGTTCCGCAGGTCCAGTTATTTGGAGGCTTATTTGCGTCCCCTTTTGGATCTGTAACTCTAAGGTCTCCACGGCCATAAAACATAGGCATTGATAAGCGGACACACTGATCAGGATTCTGCTTTGCTAGCTCAACAGCCTGTAAAAGGGAAGCAGGTTTTGGTATTTCATCAACGTCGCTAAAGAAAAATACAGAGTCGGGTGCAGTCAGTCGCATTCCAACAGCCAACGCATCCCTTTGCGCATACTCACGTACCCACGGGTTAGGAGCAGCTTCTTTTGGAGGTAGTTCTACGTGCAGGACTTGAATTTTTTCTTCTGGAAGTCCTAGTTCACGTATCGCGTCTAAACACGTATAAGGCTTAGGGTCTCCCTTAAAAGTTAAGTTACCATCCGTGATTATAAAACCATCAACAACGTCTTTTAAGATTTCTACTCGAAGCTCTAGTAGTTCTTTCTCGTCAAAATAAAGGAAGCAATCGTAAAGCACTAGTCCCTAGCGGCTGTCAGTATGATGGTAGCACTGATTTTGTGGCAAGACCATCCCCTGCGTTCATTACGGGAGGACTTGCGTCTGGCCGTTGTCGAAAAGAACGTTTAATAGCCTCGTTAATTAAACGGTTTTTAACGTCTTCCATAAACGTCTGAGAACTGTGTAAAGGGGAAGCAGAATCATATATTTTATTTTCTGGTGGGGCGTAGTCATTCGCTTGTGGCCTACTCACATTGGATTGATACCCAGCTTGTTGATTTGCTGCGCTTTGTTGTTTTTCGTAAGCGTCAGAGAAAAAATCTCTTGCTTGATTAAAAGGGTTAGCCATAGTTAATTCTCCTTTCTCTTAAGATACTCAGAAGCTCGCCTCCGTGCCTCACGAGCTTTCTCAGTATTCGGTACTTGAGTATTAACCGGTTTATTTCCCGCTGTCGCAACTTTTTTCTTTTCGTCTGTTGCCCGACGCTCTTCAGGAGTCATTTGAAACCACGCTGATCGTGGCAAATAACGCTCTGTACGTCCTTTTTCTCTAGCTATATCTGGCATACTCGTCCTGAGCTCGTTGTTGGAGTGCTTTTGCAATCAGCTCATCAGAAGTACGAGCGATTATATTCAATAAGTTTGAATCTATCGTAGTGAGCGGTTTGTTTACTTTGCTCATCAAACTGTCAGCGGAGGGAAGTGCCCGATCCCTATAGTCCTTTTCAGAACCACTTAGAGCTGCAATAAAAGATTCAAGGTTCATTTTTCTTTAGAGCGGGATTCGTATTCTTCTTTAGTTTGCCAATCTTCTTTACCCCATTTACTTAAACGGTTACTATCAGATTTTTTTCCTTCATAAGTACCTCCTGCATCTTTATAATACTTTACCGCAAGCTGCATAGCACGAGCGCTGTGCCCACCCATTTTTTTAAGAGCTTTAGCTTTTGCTTGCGCCCATTTTGCAGGGTCGCGTTTTTTAGCAATGTCAGCCATTAGTAGAGAACGTATACATGATCTACTGTGCTTATTCCGCTTATCGCCGTGGCAGATACGGGTAGAAATACATCTGTACGGATATGATCAAAACTAATAAAAGACCTGGGAGAATCAGCTAATTCAATAATTAAAGTCTTGTCTGCATTTTTGTTCGACGTCTCCACAAACAAAGCTCTGCACGCAGGAAAAACTTTATTAGTTCCTGCGCTAACCATAAATCCACTGGCATAGGGGAGAGCGGCTGAAAAACCATAACGACTGCCAAAAGCCCTAACGTCCATGTTTACTCAACTGTTTCTATAAGTTTAGCCAAATAAATCGCTGCTTTTTGTAAATCCTCTTTTCCATTTTTATCTTCCCATCTCCACAGATATTTAAAAATACAACCCTCTAAGTAACCTTGAAATTTTACAGAGCCCATAGATGCTAGTTGCGCATCATAACACTCCATACCGTTCTTCGCGTAGTAGCTAGGGTTAGTGTTGTTCATAAATGGGATTAAACCAATAAATAGTTCCTTCCTGCGATTCTATAAAACGACGTAGAGCATACGCTTCTACTCGCGGTAAAATTTCACAGTTTCGTTTTTCTTCTAAAACGTAACAAACAGATACATAACGAGCGCCCTTGGAATGCATACTCTATAGAGTCAACATACTCTTACAGCATATCAACGAACCATGATCTAAAGATTGAGAGTACTTATTGTCGTCATGACAAATCAAGCCGCGATCAAGAATTTCGTACTTATTACGTATCTTGCGCACGGGGACACAGCGACGGTGTTCGAATCCGAGTGGAACCTCCTCGAAAGCTAGCCCCATTGAACTCCGATCTGCTATAGGCCAATTCCGTATACCTACTTTTTCATAGCTCTTTTGAGGATCGTAGCTATCGGAACGGATGTACTTTTCCCCACTTCTTTGATCTAAAATCATGGCTCCATAATATGGGTTCGCTAAAGCAACAAAGAAGTTAACCTCGTGGTCAACAACTAAAACATTGGGCACGACATAACCACGGTCGGACCAAATATTTGGAGTTTCCTTTGTCAGCGAATGAACACAATAATTATCGAAAGGAATTTTCTTCCCGTCCTGAATCTCATAACGAACAAAACCAGGCTCAAGATTATATTTCTTTAAAACCGGACTCCACTTTAAGTAGTACTTAAAATTCTCATAGGTCATCAGCATATCATTTTCTGTATAGATATAGTAGTCAGCTTTATGATTTAAAATAGCCAGAGCCAAATCTGTTTTGTGCGCCCAGGTCAAATACCAACCTTCATACCCAGGGTCAGCAACTTTTATTTGAATATTTAACTTTTCAAATTCTTGTAATACAAGTTCAAGAGTCTCTACATCATTTTGAGAGTCATAATCAATATAAATATTTACATTGAACTCAAAGGGGTACTCCGTATAATTACGTAATAAGTTTATTAAACAATCTGTGCGCTCTAAGGGTTTATGTGCTGTAATAGCAACCCATATTTTCTTTTCCATAAGCAACGAGATTGCTCTAGTACTCTATCGAATAATTGCCACGTTTCTGCAAATACGTAATTAAATGAGTGTAAGCATCAAGTAAGTCGTCGTGCGACGTAGACCCTACGTTAATAATTTGTTCAAACAGAGCGTCAAACTTTCTATACCTATTAAAGACAATTTTTTTATTCTCGAGCAAACCGAGAGTTCCTCTAAATCTAGAAATCTTATCTCCCCTAAATCCATTAACTTCATGAATATGTAAGTTTGTTAACCCTCGATCATTTAAGAGAACCCGTTTAAGGTCGGCAGATAAGCTTGCTTGGTAAGCGACTGACTCAACTACCAGCGTAACCGTAGAATAAGTCGGAAAATACGTATCATTCTCGAAAGTTAAAATTCCCCATTCGATCAACATGTCGCACAGCAAATCTATTTTTTCAAGGTTGCCTATAGATCTACACTGGTGTGCATCAATAATGTAGTACTTATCCTTCATCCTTCCTCCCAAAACAAAAGCCGTATAATCGCTTGTTTCGCTCCGACTAGCTGACAGATCAATTCCGATAGCTAACGAATCAAACTCAGTTTCAACTTCTGCTCTAACAAGTAGATCCGGAGAAACAATTAAATCCGTGGTTAGCACAGGTTGTTGCTGGTACTGAAAAGCAAATGCCACGGGGTCCAATTCTTTCTGACCCAACAGATACTCAACACTCCATTGCTCGGGCCAATAACTAACAGGATTACCTTTGTTGTCGTAGGTGATTGCTTCTTGTGTAACTTGCTTCCACTTCTTCTCCGGCACAAACATTGTTTTATGAATGTCTAACGGATGAAACCGGGTGCCTAAACAAATAGCCCGACCACCTTCGAAAATAATCGGAGCAATAACAGAAGACCAGTTATTGTTCATTTCCTCGCGGATTAAGGGATTTCGAATATCCGCCGAAGATTTCAAGGGGTCATCGATTAAACATAAATGAGCTCGCTTAGACGTAATGGACCCACGCAAGCCAGCAGCACGAAGAGTAAATTCTTCGTCACCTACTCTGGAAATACCGGCATATTCAAAATCAATTGACCAACCCACATCGCTCTGCATTCCCGGTTTTAATCGACAATTAGGGAATATTTTTTTAAACTCGTTTGAGTCTACGATTTGTTTGATTATTCGACTTTTAGGAATAGCAGTAGCAATGTTGTAAGAAATGTAAATTATCTGTAAAGGCATTTTTGCTGCTGTATGTCTTCCTATACACCACGCAGTGAACATATTAAGCACGGTACTTTTTGCTGAGCCTCTGGGGCTTAGTATATCAAGATTTGATCCTGCTATATCTAACAAGTACTTATTGCTTTCATTTGTTATCAAGTGTGTATACCACTCCAACATATGTCTTGCTGGAGGTTTATCTAAAAGAGTACAAAACGTTTGAAAATCATTCGCTGCTTTGGTGTAAATAGAATTCTCTCTTGTACTCGAATCTTCAACAGCGCGAACAGCATTTAACTGAGCCCGACGGCGGTAAGCAAAAGTTTCCCTGCTAGGCATGTCAGTAAGCTGGCAATGTCGCTATACTAAGCGTAATTCAAGCTTACTCGATAAGTGGCAAAAGTACTTTGGTATGGTGATGCTTGTTCTAATACTGGATTCGGTAGAGTAACCTCCAGTATACTAGAGCACTTACAGAAGGAACATGAAGTTGAAGTTATTGGAATTAACTACAACGGAGATCCCCACGATCTCCCATATAAGATCTACCCTGCATCAAACTTATCTTGTCCTGATCGGTTCGGTATACCTCGATTACCCGAGCTAATTGACAAAATCAAACCAGACGTTTTTATATGCCTAAACGACATATGGATCGTTAACCAAGTTTGGGAACGAATTCACTTCCTTAAAGATCAGTACAAATTCAAATTTATTGCTTATTTCCCGATCGATAGCGAGGCTTACTACCCGGAAATGCTTAGAAACATCCCTAATTGGGATTTAGCTATTACGTTTACAGTTAACTGTGCGCACAGAATACTAAAGCATGACATTCAACCTAGTAGATTAGGTGTTCTACCCCACGGTGTAGATACCTCAAAATTCGCTCCTATGCCTAGGGACGAAGCACGGTCAGCTTTAGGCATACCACAAGACAAATTTATTGTGTTTAACGGCAATAGAAATCAGCCGCGAAAACGAATTGACTTAACAATTCAATCGTTTGCAAAATTTGCAATCGATAAACCAGATACGATGTTGTATCTGCACATGGGTGTGAAAGATCTGGGTTGGGACATCACAGCGTTATTTAAACGTGAAATGTCCAAATACGACCTGGACGACAAACAACGACTAATCTTGACTTCAAATGACATTAATTACATCGCAGCTCCGCCAGATGAACTGTTAAACAAAATATATAATTCCTGTGACGTTGGAATAAACACAGCTGATGGCGAAGGCTGGGGTCTAGTTAGTTTTGAACATGCTAGTTGCAGAAAACCGCAGGTTGTACCAAACCACACGGCATGTAAAGACATTTGGGAAAAGGCAGGTTTGTTGATCAAGGTATCTACGTGGATAACAGATAAAGATCTAGGAGTCGAACGAGGGTTAGTTGATACAGATAGCGCAGCAGCTCTTCTAACAGATCTGTACGAAGATAAAGTAGTGTATGACGAAGTTGCGGAAGCTTGTTTCGAGGTGACTCAACGAAACGAATATCGTTGGGACTCCGTAGCTTCAGGCTTCTCCAAAGCTATTTCTGAATTCCTTTCTTGATATGCAAACCACTTATCGTTTCCGTCACGTTAACTCTGACGTAGTATTTCCAATAAAGAAAGAATTTAGTGGGATACCTAGTATCTATCGTCAAGCAGAAAAATTAAAAGGACAGTTTACAAGGATTGTTGACGGGTTACCCCCTAATTCCGTAGGTAACTTTAGCCCATCTATTTTACGACACAACGATAATACCTACATAGCGTGGAGGTCACAACCTGAACCATTCGGTTTTAAGTACGACAACAACTATTACTACCTTAATAACGCACATACAGATATATATCTAGGTCAACTAGTCGACGATAAAACAATTTTAGGGGCCAAGAAACTACGCACCACGCCGCACCGACTTAGCTATGAAGACCCTCGACTGTTCGTTGGTCCAGATGACCAAATGTACGTGCAATTTGTAACTTCTAAATATGCTAGTAAGTACGACTCAAAAGGTAAAAAATTATTTGATTCACCTAAGGTAGCGGTTTGTCTTGTAAATGAATTAGGGGAGGCCGTTAGCGCAGCTTTTCCTCCAATAGGAAAAAATCTAATAAAAGGTGAAACAGAAAAAAATTGGTGCTTTTTCCCACACGACAAAAAGTTACATTGCTTGTACTCTGTTTTGCCTTTGGTTATTGAAAGGGAGGAAGGCCCTTCCATAGAGACTAACAGTGATATTCTTAAAGATGTAACTAAGGACAATCTGACATTCTGTTCCCTCCCGCCAATCAGCTTAGGGGATGCGCAACTTATCTTCTACCATTGGAAGCACCTAACTTTTGATGCAAACGGGCAGCACTACTTGCTATATCATTTAGGTGCGTTTATGACAAATAACAACTTTACAAAAATAACCCACGTGGGAGAAGAGCCTTTATTTAGTGGTTCCCTAGAGGATACGCTGATTACTTGGACTGATTACGCAGGTAATCCTGTGTCAAAACAACCAGCCGTTGCTCTACCTTTTGGAGCTTTTATCGAGGGTGAAAATCTTGTAATGTCTTTAGGTATCAACGATGCTTTCATGGGAATACTTCGATGCCCAATAAATGAAATACTTAAAAAACTAAAAAAAGTAGATTAAGATTTCTCTTCGCGTTCTAAGGTTGACCATACAACTAGGCCCGCATCTTCAAGTAGAGCCAAAATTGTGGGTTGATCTTGGAATGTATTAGATAACTCTCGTAAACATCGATCGGCTCCAGCTAGCAATAGTCCACGTCGATCTAATCCGTCTGATATTGCCCGCACAGTTTGAATGTG